GAATCATCGCTCATGCGAGCCAAGAGACGCTCAGACATCTGCCTTACTTGCGTTTGCTGTTCCCGTGTCACGATGCTCCTCCTTGAGCGAGATAGTGCTTGGACATTGCTTGTACCTTCTGCCGATCCACACCTTCCGACATGGGCATCTGGCCTATGTACCGCGCCAGTGCATCATTCAGCGTCGAGGCACCCTTGACTGCTCGGGCCGCCTCTCTGGTTGCCTCCCGTGCCTCTTCCCCATCTGCCACAGCCCGTGCGCCATGCACCATAGGCCATCCACGGATCTCCTCAAGCCCCGCCACAGCATCCTGCTTGAGATTGAGGTAGATCGGGCAGCCCCGCTGCTTGCTCTCTCGATGGCAGATCAGAGCCGCCTCCATCGAGGTGACAGTCAGGAACCGTGGCCCCTTGACGTGCTTCTTGGACTTGAGGCCGGTGCGGGTGTCGAGGGTGTGAACCATGCCGTAGTCCCAGCCGGGGTTGTCCCATCCGGTAGGGCAGAGGGCTCCACACTGCACCACCCGCCCCCAATCCTTGTAGCCATGCCAGTTCCCGCAGAAGGCCAGCATGATGCCATGCTCCTCCAGCAGCGCCTCCACCACCTCCAGCTCGATGGCGTCATGCGCCCCTCGCAGAAAGGAGGGGGTGGTTTCATCCGCCACTCCAAGGTGAAACACCAGCACCTTGACCTTGTTGGGATCTGCCTGCTCAACCAACTGGGCCACGGTGGAGGGGAACCACTCGCGGGCATCACCTGGCTGAAAGGGAACGGAGAGGATCTGGCAGTCGCCGCTGTCCACGATCTCAGGCCGCTCGGAGAGATAGACATTGGGCAGGGCTGCCAGAGGCCCAAGGGCGTGATCCCCAATGGTCGAGGACACCATGTCGTGATTGCCAAGAAGGGCAAGCACACGCGGCCCTTCGGACAGGATCTCCTGCACCTTGGTGACAAGCTGGGGGCTTGGGTGGCTGGTGTCGAAGAGGTCGCCGCAGAGCACTAGGGTATCGCAGGCCTTGGCAGCCTCTACAGCGCGGCGCAGAGAGTCGAGGACATGAGCGCCTCGGTTATTGACACCGCAGACCACAGGTCCGCCAAAGGTGGTCGGGTTGCCGATGTGTATGTCCGCTACGAAGGCAAGGCGGCTCATGGGATCTCCATTAAGTGAAAAGGGATGGAAGGCACTGCGCCTCCCATCCCCCTCTATACAGTGCGATCCTCTAGGGCTTTTGCACTAAATCTCCATCTGCCCCAGAGCTTCCCGCGCCTGATCCTCGCTCATGGCGTCTTCCACCTCGACCTCCTCGGCCTCGTCAACTCCCACCGGCTCGGGCCATTTCAAGGCTTCCAGTGCCTCTCGATAGCCCTTCATGCCCTGCGCCTTGGGGCCAATAGCCCCCACTGCCTTGGCATAGGTCATCGTGGTCCACTGCTCATGCCAGCCAGTGTCATAGAGGAAGCGCGCCTTGGCCTTCCTCATCGGCGCCACCAGCTTGTTCTTCACGCACATCACCGTAACGTCCTTGCCTACGGGTGTCTCATCCACCTTGACCGCAGAGCCGCCCATCAGCTGCAACCGGCTGCTTGCTGAGAACTTGACCGCATCACCACCTGGGGTCGTGGTGGGATTGCCAAAGGCCACTCCGATCTTCTGGCGTGTCTGGTTGGTACACAGCAGGGCAGTACGCTTGCGGGCTGCCATCATGCACAGCTGCTTGATGCCGTGGCTCATGCGCCGCCCAAACTCACCCACTCGCAGGTTGCCACCTGCTCCTGCTTCCAGCTCGTTCTTCGGAATACAGGCAGCAATAGAATCCAGCACCCACAGGTTCGGGCCGACTCCATCAGGAATAGCCGCCAAGAACGCCTCGGCGTTGGAGAGCACATCCTCCAGCGTCTCAGGGTGGGACAACACCACCGCATCTGGATCAACTCCAAACACGCCAGCCCTCTCGATCTGGAGGGCGTGCTCTGAGTCCACCAGCCCCACCAACCCTCCAAGCCTCTGAGCGTTGGCCATAAAGGCAAAGCACAGACTGCTCTTGCCTGTGCCGTAATCTCCAAACAACTCGGTGAGTCGCCCCACCGGAAGGCCACCACCGCCCAGAAGGTGGTGGTCAATGACATTCACTCCGCAGGGAATGAACTCTCGGATCTGGCTGATGGAGTCCTGCGCCATCTCCAGAACCTGCGCCCCTCCGCTCTTGCCCAACTTGGCCCTCATGGCAGCCATGAGAGTCTGAGTGGCGTTGGCGTTGCCAGCGGCCACCTTGGGCTTCTTGCCCGTTCCTGCAACAGCGGCCTGCTTCTCTGTCGGTTCCACTCCAGCAGGAGTGATCTTCTTTCGCGGCATGATGATTCCCCTCAAAGGCAACAAGCGCAGGGGGCAAGCCCCAAGCGGGTGCCTCCTGCGCTTGTTGTGATTCACTGGCTCAGGAACTAGAACGGATCGCTGTCGAAGGAATCGACATCATCCTCAACACTGCGCCCGCGAGGAGTCACAGTGCGGCCAGCGATAGCCACCTTGGGGGCAGCACGCTGCGGCTCCGGATCTGCCTCCTCGCCTCGGACCTTGGCGCGGATCTCGTCATCCGACAGCACGGTCATGAAGGTGTCGAGGTCGTAGGCGATCTCCAGCCACTCCTCCATCTGCGACGGCTCAGAGTGCAGCGAGGTAGCCGACACGTCAGGATTGACCTGGTACTCCGTGTCGAACTGTCCCGTTCCCTTGCGCGTGATGATGATGTCACGCCCCGTCTCAGGATGAGTGAAGTTGCCACCCTTGCGAGGATTGCCACGGATCGCAACAAGGTCGTCCATGATGCCCTTGCCGAATGCAAGGATCTGAACGCCCTGCGCCTCGTTGGAGCGGTCGATCACGTTGGCGTAGGCGCGCAGCCGGGGGAACAGCCGCTTGCCTGCCTTCTGATCGGTCATCGAGCGGCTGTTGCGCAGCTGCTCTCCCTTGGCGCAGACAATACAGGGGCGCTTAGCCATCATGCGCGGACAGTTGAAGCTGACCTTGCGGCCATCCGGCAGCTCCATGTAGTGGCTGTAGGTGACAGCAAACGGGCTGCTCTTGCCAATACGCGGCGGCAGGAACCGGATGATGTTGTCGCCCTCGGACAGCTTCATGTAGCTGCGCTGTCCTGCCTTGGTGCTGGCAGCATCCTGCTTGGCTGCCTCGTCGCCCCAATCGCCCCACTTCGCTAGATCACTCATCGTCTCTCTCCTTGGCGTCGGCTCTATGGCCATGCCCTTGTGTTGCTCGCTGCCCTATGCAGCGAGGTCTTGCTAGAACTCCATCTTGATCGAGGGCTCATGCTGCATCTCGGCGCGGTGCTGGGCACCCAGACCGACCAGCATGTCCCGCTTGGCCCGCAGAGCGTCATAGACAGCCTTGACCCGCTCCGTCTCAAACACCGCATCCAGCAGAGCCTTCTCGGCCTCCTGCATGGCCGGATGCCGCGTCACCCAAGCAGCCACCATGCCTTCAGTCGGCTTCTTATCACCAGCCAGAGCATCGCGCCCCGTAGCGTCCAGATCAGCCGCAACCACATCGCGCTGCATCTTCGCCAGACTCTCTGTCTGCTTCACACCCGCCAGCTTGGCCCCCCAGAAGTACAGGTCGGGAGTGTAGCGCACGAACTGGCCTTGGAGGTTGGTGTCGTCCAGAGTCACACACTGCCTTGCGTAGTCCGCATCGAAGTCAATCATTGCCTTGCCTCCTGTGAGCCTGTCAGGCTCTTTCTCACCTGAGCCAGAGCATCCAGCCCCAGCTTGCCTAGCGCCTCAAACCGTGTCTCGTCCTGCATCATCTTCAAGGCGATGCTGATCACCTCTAAGCTATCCAAGAGCGCAGGAGGAGTTGCGTTTGGGAAACTATTTAGGCGGCGCACCTCATGCACCAACTGAGGCAGCTCCTTGCAGGCAAGTCCCACCAGAAAGAGATCCTGCCCGCCCTGCCAGTAGGCCAGAGCCCTCCTCGTCTGCTGCTCGATCTCTTTCAGTTCCGCCTCGGTCAACACAGCACCCTAGGAGTCTGGTTGTCCTCCTGGGCCTCTTCGATAGCCTCGGCCACAGCCCGATCCAGCGCACGGGTATGTGCAACGGACAAAGCGAAGGCATCTGCCATCAACTCAGCCCGCGCGCTCTCAGGCTCGTTCAGAGGAGCACCCAGCCACG